GGAAAATGCAGCCATGATGCGCTCCTAAAAAAGTCAAAGGTTGAAAAGAAAAGTTACGCCGAAGCGCCCGGTTTCATCTGAGGTTTGACGGCCATCGTGGCTGCGATCTCAGCCCCCAAAGACGCAGTCACGACGTTCAGATAGCTACCGGCGCGCTCGGCGTTTCCGGCATATTCAGAGTCCTTGCTGTAGGCTCGGTACATGATCAAATTCAGTACGTCATCGGCGTAGATGTCGGGCAGGCTCAAATCGCCTGTGACGTCGCCGTACAGCGCCCCATCGGCTGGTTCCGTGATGTCAGTCGGGTAGGCCGAATACATCACTTCCAGCTCGGCAGCCGAGGTGGCCGGTGGGTAGGTGTAGAAAGTGCGCGGGTCGCGCGGGTCGAACATGTAGTGCAGGATGTCCACCGACGGCGTGATGCTGTGCCAGCCGGGGGTCTGCGCGTCCAGAATCTCGCGGGGTACCAGCCGAACCGCCTTTTTGGCGCTGGTGGAAGCCACGTTGCGCGTGATCTCGATCAGCTTGGAGGGGGCAGGACTCAACGGCGAAGCCCCGGCGTTTGCGGTTCCGCTGGCCAGGGACTGGCGCGACCCTTGTGAACACCGAAACGTGGTCGTGGTGTTCATCGCGTCCGGCCGGACTTTGACGATGGCGCGTTGCGCGTCATTGAGCCAACGTACTAACTCGTTAGCAGGCCAGCGCACCGAGGTCTGGTCCTGTAGCAAGTCGGTTGCCCGACGGATAATGGATTGGGCTGAGATGGACATGGTGGTTCCTTAGACGAATGACACTGGTTGCACACGGCTGGCCGAAACCAGCTGTCCCTTGCGTGCCTGGATGAAGGCAGCGTTGGTCCCGCTGCGGTACTTCTGGGCGTAAGTCGGCGCGTACTTGGCATCTCCAAACAGCTGGCCAGGTATCAGCAACAACCGCTCAATGGCCCCAGCCGCGATCACCTCCACCCAGTCGTTGAACAACACGTCATCCACAGACGTAGCGGTTCGGGACGGGGCGAACGACGCACGCACCGTCAACTTGTTGGTTGCCGTCGCATCTGGCACCGGATACAGGCTCACCGCCTGCGCCCCAGGTGTTTTGATGAAGTACGCCCTTGGGGTGCCGCTGGCTGGCACGTCTTCACCCAGGGTTTCGCCGGTCAGCGCTGTGGCGTAACGAATGGCGTCAAGCGGCAATGGTGAAAGCGGCGCAGCGCCATAGAACGCGTTCAGAACACATGACAAGGTCATCTGCGACGGGGTATCAACGTCGTAATCCTGTGTGCCAGCAAACAAATCCTGCGTGGCAGTGGTTTGGATGGCGTTGGTGTTCGAGCAGAACTCGATGCAGACAGAGCGAATCTCTTGCTCTGCCAGTGAATTGGGGCAAGTGACCACGTGCGGTAGCACGTAGGGAAGAAACTTCTCAAGTGGGGTCACTTTTTGCTCTCCTTGGAACTACGCCCAGATTTCTCCAGGCGTAGTGTGTTTACCTGTAAGCAGATAAATCAAGCCACAATCGCCAGAGCCAGGGCTTCCGGCTTGGTGACCTTGTGACCAAAGATTTGCAGGCCGCGAACCAGATCACCGAAGTCGGTGGGGTTGCGCAGTTGCTCAGTCTTGGTCATCTGGCTGGCGAAGCTGATGGCTGACTTGTGGCCAGCAATCAAGGCGCGACGCTTCAGGTCGGCTCCAGTGGAAGTCACGGTGCTCTCCGAGCCGTCGCCCGAGTACCAGGGGGTGGCGGTACCTTCGGCGGCGTATGGCAGCTGGTTCGACAGGTAGATCGTGAAACGATCAATGGTGCCGATGCGGCCGTTGCGGATCGGGGAAGAACCGTCACCAGTGATCTGCACTTGCTTCAGGTCAGAGTTGAACAGACGCATGCGGGTGGCAGGGTCGATCACCAGCCAGCGGTCCGAGTCCGGCACGTTCTGCTCTTCCAGCACCGTCGCCATACCGAGGATCGTGTCCAGGATGGTTTTGGTGGTGGCAGCCAGCGAAACAGGCGCGGTATCGGTGCCGATGTTGATAGGACCAGAGCGCACACCGGCAGCGGCACCACGGTTTGCGGCCGCGCCACCGTTGAAGGTGCGGTAGATGCAAGTCGAGTCGATCACAGTACGCATCTGTTCAGCAGCGTCGTTGCTGAACATGTTCATCAGGTCGGGTTTGGCCTGATATTCCAGCACGTCGGAGATGTTGAAACCGAAGTACTTGGCGCGGTCAACCACCATCTCGATGGTGTTCGGCGTCGGCGTCTGGTAGCTCAAAGTGTTACCGACAACGTAGTCGTTGATGGTCAACGACGGAATGTTGTTGATGATCACCTTGTCACCGATGTTGCTGATGTCACCTTCCCAGTTGCGGTTGCAGATGTCTGCAAACACAGAGGCGGCATAGAACTTGACGTTCAGCTTGCTCGACCAGATCGTCGGAATGAACGTGCCGGAGTACGACGGGTTGGTGTCGTACGGAGATTGCACCGGTAATACGGCTGCAGGGGTAATGGTTGACATGATATCAGTCCTTCACAGGTGCCTACGTGTTAGCGAATACGCCCTTCACGCGCGGCTTGGTTGATTTCAGCATCAATACGGTTGGCCTCTGCCTCGCGCCCAACGTAGCGTCCTTTCGCCACCTCGTTGTAGAACTTCTCCACAAACTTCGGCGACAAAATAGGTGCTGCCACTGGGCCAGTCTGAGGCGGCGTAGCCGCGCCGCTTGGTGCCACTTGGTTAGCCAAAGAATCCTGGGGCTTGGCTGGAAATGCGGCTTTGAAAGCGTTGAACACGTTGGCTACACGCTGGGCATCCAGAGCTTCACGAGCCTGGTTAAGAGCTGCCTGGCGGTTCGACCCGTAAATGGGGTCAACCTCGGCAAGCCACTTCAACCAGCGCGGGTCTACATTGATCGTTTGCCAGTCAGAGACCAGATTCGTCAACGTGACTATGAATTGCTGCTCCAGAGACTCCTCGGTGCGGGTTGTCACACCGGTCAGCTCCTGTTCAATCGCTACAAGTCGCGCATCCAGCGCTGTAACCTGACCACCGAACTGCTCTGCCATGCTCTGGAACACCTGTTCCGCATAGCGTTGCACCATCTCGATCATGTCAGCGCCAAAATTCTCAATATCTTTCGGGTCTACGACCTGGCGTTCCTTGGCCTCGTCCTTTTTCCGAGTCTGCGTCAGCGCGTCAAGCTGCTTCTGCATGTTGGCCATCTGGCTCTCGTACGTACGCGTCTGTGCTTGGAGTTCGCCGGTCTTCTGGGCAAACATGCCTTGAAGGGACTTGAATCTCTGCTGCCAGGTCGCACTGTTCGGATCGTCGGCTTGTGAAACCGGTTCTGGGGTCGGAGTCACCGCTGGTTGCGGGGTAGTGGCTGGGGCCAGTTGGCTTGGGTCGGTCAACACGTTTGCAACCTGCTGGTTGTTTTGTGTGATCGCTGCTTCTGCCGCTGCTGCCTCATCAGCTTGCCGCTGGATTGCTGCTGGAAGTTCCATTTCGTCGTTTCCTTTTCCTTGCCGCCTTCTCAGGTTGGGCGTGGTGGTGGGTGGACGCTAATGTACTCACTTACGTGTAAGCATATTAGCGCGTTTTTTCCGCTAACGCAAGGTTTTTCCTCTCGCCAGCAGCTTTGTCATCTTTTCGATGAGCAAAGAAGCGCCCTGTGCCCGGTGGATGGCCACGGGATCGAGGGACTGAATCAGATACTTCACGTTTTCCGCCTGCTGTTCTGCCAACCACGCTTCAAAGCGCTGGTCCGCCGCCAGGCGTGCAAACAGCTCGATCTCTTGTTGCGGAGTCATGCTGCTTGAAAGTTGTCAGCGACCGGCGCGCCGTTGACCAGGCGTTGCCCGCTGCCGGGTGGTTTTGGTTGCGACGGCATGCCTTTTGGCGCGCCACCGGCCGACGGCCGCGCCCCGGTTTCGGCGGCGTTCTGCTGCTGCATCAGCTCGGCTTCCTGCTGGGCGGCTTGCTGCGCCGCCGCTATGGCTTGCTTTTCCTTGAGCACGATCATCGGTGGCACCACCTTGTCGGTGTTCATGTCCAGGCTCTTGGCAGCCTCGCGCAGCACCTCGCCGCGCCCGTCCAGGCCGATGATCTGCATGTCGATGGGGTTGGCCGTGGCGGCCAGGAACTCGTTGCGACGCACCTGGGCGGTTTCCTTGACCTGCAGCGACGTGGCCCCGCGCGCGACTACCTTGACATCACCCTTGAGGTCCGGGTCGTCCAGGTAGCGCATGTTGTAGTAATACTGGCGTTCCAGCAGTTTGGTGATGACGTGGGTGTCAATGCCGCCCAGCACCTGCTTGATGATCTTGGACGCGTTGCCGATCATCATGCTCATACCCGAGGCGGTGCGCCCTGCCCCGCCGTCGCCACCCTGGAAACCAGACATGTAACGCGGGATGCCGGTGTACTCGTCGGCGAGCTGGCTGAACTTCTCGTACACCGTCATCAGCTCGGCCGCGTTGCTCTGGGGCTGGAAGAACGTGATCGGCGGCGCGGTGCCGCCCATGGGGTCGGACTCAAACTGCCAGATTTTCCACGGGAACATCTCGGTGATGTCTTCCCCGGCCGGTAGCCGGTTGGAGATCACAGCCACTTGTGGGCCAGAGGCGATGCCAAGGTTGGCAGCCAGTGCGCGCGCGGCGGCGTTGCACATGTCCTGGCAGTCATGCATCAGGTCGTAGGGTGAGTTGCCCCAGACGGAGCCTGGAATCATCTGGAATGAGTACGCGTAGTACGGGCGGCGCGCAAGGGGGTCCGCATTCAGGACAGCCTTGATGACGTACGAGCCTATCAACCACGCCTCGATCTGGTACTCCTTGGTCAGGTCGGGCACCAGCTTCTTGTCCATGCCCCAGTCCACCAGCATCTGGCCGGAGGCCGACCCCCAGTACTGCAGCGCGTCGATCAGCTCGGTAGTGGACCCAACGGACAACTGATCCTTGCCCTCTGCTGCAGCCACTTGCGAGTCGATGGTGAGCCAGTCTTTGAGCCCGGAGCGGCCGTACTCCTCGATCACCTTACGTATGGCGGCTTCGTCGTAGCCCTCCACACCAATCATCTGGTTCAAATCTTCACGGGTTAACTTGTGCTTCTCAATCAGCGGGCCCTCGCCGATATGGCGCGCCCAGGGGGCTGGGTAGATGTTGAAGGGGTCTGCGCGCTCCCACTCCATGGTCAGGGCGTTGCCAACGTTGAGCTGGCCGTCATCACCCCACGACAGCTGCGGCTTGTTGCGCACCACCGGCCCCTTGAGGAACGCCGTCTTGAACGTCGACAAGTCGGTGATGAACTGGTCCAGTGCCTGGATCAGGCCGCCCTCCGCCATCTGGTCCTCCATCTTGCGCTCCATGCGCTCGCAACGGATACGGGCCTCCTCCTGAACGCGCGTTGTCATCTGGTCTTTGGCCGCGCGCAAGCGCTCGCGCACCTGCTCCATGGTTGGCGTGATGCCAGCGGCCATCACCATCTGAATCTCCTCCTGGAGTCCGGCGACCAGCTTGGCCACCTCCTCGGGCGGCAGGTCGGCGTTGGGTGTGGGGCGCAGCGTCCAGGGCTTTTCTGTGCCGGAGCCCAGCAACACGTCACGCAGCAGCGCTTCCACCTGGCGCATCTTGCTCGCGGCGAGCATCATGTAGATCAGCGGCTGCTTGGACTTTGCGATCTTGGCCACGCGCTCCGCTGTGTACTCACCACGTCTGGCGTACATGGCCTCCAGCATGGCGAGCTCAACTGTGCGTTTGCCCTGGTTGGCCTGGTTCCAAAACGTTTTGATGTGCCCCGACAGTCCGGCGATCACCGGCTGATTCTGTGACGCCGCGAGCCGCGCGTCCTCTGTGACCTGCGGGGCCGTGTTGTTGGAAAAAGGCAGGACCCCGCCGACTGAGCCGGAAACCGGAGCGGAGGGCGCAAACGCCGTCATGCCTGGCGTCATGGGAGGGACAGACAGTCCGAATGTTTGCATGGTTCACTCCATAATGTGCTTACAGGTAAGCTAGATGTATGTGTATGATACAGGCTTTACCTCTCTACGGGAAGACATGCGTTTGGCACCGAAGGTCGCGCCGTTGTCTGTGTGCATGCACAAGTACTGCAGCGAGTCGCAATAGTCCGACCATGGATGGGTTTTCTCAGGCGTCTCGTCCGTCTCGCCTTTGCTATTAATTTTATAGCGGTACTTGCTCCGCATGGCCAGGATCAACTGCGTGCACCCGGTCTTGTCAAACAGTATGGAAGGTTTGCCGTCCACCGTCCTGGTCAAGTACCCGTCAACCGCCGCCAGCCGCGCCGTTATGGTGTTGGTGATGGCCGGTTTGACCAGGAAGCCCTCATTCTTGAAGATGTCTGCCACCGTGCGCTCGTCGGTCTGTGCGCGCTGGAACGCTGCCGGGTCGATGACCACGATACACGAGCGCCCTTTGTACTTTGTCGCCAGCAGGGGTTTCAACACCTCCCGACAAAACCGCAAAGCGCCCATGCTGTTGCCAGACACCGAGTCGTGTATGAGCAGCCTGCCCTGGTAGTCGAGCTGGCCGATGGTGGCGGTCGGCGTCAGCCCGGCGTCAACCCCAATAACCAGTGAAGAACTTTGCAGGATAAGTGGCTGCTTGGCGACGTGGAGCTCTGTCTTGAAGCTACCGAACACCGGCCGCCCGGCCAACGACTTGCCGAACTGCGCGTTGATGTACACGTCGATCCAGTCCTGCGTCTTACCCTCGGCCAGGTTGTCGTAGTAACTCTCAGGCAGGAACTGCAGCCAGTCGGCCTCCTGGCTCATACCTGACGGCTGGAAAAACACAGCCACGTTGGCCGGTGGCTCGGTCAGCAGCGTCTCCCAGAACGTGTCCTGGTCGGGAGGGTTGGTCATCCCCCACAGGTGCCGGTTCGACTTGCCGTCAGCTGTCACGCAGCCGCCGATGGGGTGGCCCTTGTCGTCTAGCCCCCACTCCGGCCGTGGCGGCACCAGCGCCTTGTCCGGGTAGCGCCCCAAGCGCCCCTGCAGCGCCTCGAAAATCTGCTGGTTGATCTCCCTGAACTCGTCCAGGACCGCGAAACTGATCTGCAGCGACAGCAGGCGTCGCACGTCGTTGGCGTCCTCCAGGCCCCGGAACAACACCTCGCACACCACATCGTCGAACTGCAGCGTGAAGTTCAGGTTCGTTTTTGCGAATGTGCCCGCCTGCCCGTCCGGGAACCACTTCAGGAAGTCCGGTATGGACGTGTCGGTCAGCATCTGCCTGGTATTACGCACCCAGACACACCGGCTGCGGCGTATGCCGTCTTCGCACGGAGCCATCTGCTTGGCATGGTAGGCGATCTTCATGATCCCGGCCGACGTTTTGGTGGAGCCGATAGGTCCCACGATGAGCGAAATGAATGAGTCGCTGCTGAGAAACCCCTGCACGGACTCCGGTGGCTTGAAGTCAATCGCTGCCATTGGTAACTTCTTTCACCGTTACATCGGTAGCCTGGCTTTCCACAGAAAGACTTGGCTTGGCCTGCTCGGCATCCACCGTGATGGTTGGCCGCTTGGCGTTGGGCTCCATGATGATGTTGACACTGAACGTTGGCGTGCTCGGGCCGCTGTTAACCTGTTGTGCTTTCGAGTAAGCACCTTGTTGAGCCAATTTAGCCAGCATCTCAACTGCAGCCAGACGCTGCGCCAGTGGGATTGTCGGGTTTTCCAGAATCCGGTGAATCTTGTCCACGTGCACCAGGAGCATTTTCGTGGTGATGAACTGAATCAGCGACGGGTCTTCTCCCACTGCCTCCAGGAGGAGTGGTGTGATGCGGGTTTGCTGGTCGACAGCGGGATTTGTCTGGTCCATACCCAAAGTATGACAGAAATTGTCACATTGGGAAAGGGAATATCACCTCATAGGCCTCCAACTGCTTCTGTAGAAGATCAAGGCAGTTCTGTTCTGGCTCGGTCAGCTGCGAGGCTTTGGTTTTCAACAACGTGGTCGCTGCGCTGAACGTCAGGGGGTCGTCCGTGATGCTCCAAAGACGCAGGCCGCGCTCGGCGAGAATGTGAATATCTTGTAGATGCATGTAGACAGTGTACCAAAAAGGGGGGCACAAAAAATTATTAGGTAGACGCTTGTAGAC